CGCATTTATCTTGGTCAAGAGGGTCTTGAAGGATAGTCCTAGAAAATATGACATTTATCTGTACGCACCTGAGCAAGCACGTCAACTTGCAGTCCTTGGTCTGTCGTTGCCTCCTCTTTATCGGTCGTCCTCCGCCCATTGGCCGTTGGTTCAAGAACAATTAGCCTTGATCGTTCGACAAAGAACCAACGGCCAATGGGCGGAGTAGCTTGCTTGCTTGTTTGTTCTGCCTGAGAGCTGGATCGCAGCCTGGTGTCCAGGAGCTCGGCCTTCGGCCTCGCCAAAGCAAGCCTCTGAAAGGTATATGGTAAGCACCTTTCAGAGGCTTGCTTGCTTGTTAGCTCTGTCTGATGAGCTGCTGGCCTGGGATCCTGCTGGCCTGGAACATGAAACATCGTGGTTGGAAACCCTTTAGGTATAAGGGTTTAAGAGGCTTGCTTGCTTGTTAGCTCTGACTGGGAGCTGGGAGCTACCTGGACGGCGTAGCCAGGATAAGCTGGGCATAAAAAAAGGGCGTGAGCTTTTACGCCCACGCCCTCCACTCTAGGAGAAGTGTTCAACAAATCCTGAAGCCCCCTGAATGTTTGACAAAGTTTAGAAAGTCTCTGACGTTCTCTTCCTCAAAAGGATAGTCCTCGCTTTCTTTGTTATGGCTTTCTTCAAGCTTGGCAACTGAGCCAATCTTCAAAAGAAATTCCAAACGCTCGACAATGACCTCGCATTGATCTGCGTCAATCTCATGTCCGTCGTTGTGGTGACCAGCGTGTAGATCGTCTGTTGTCAATGTGTCGCCACAAGCCATGCAAACAAAATCCCAAAGCGGTCGCCAATGCCAAACATTGTTTCTAAAATAAACCCCAGGGTTTTCTGCTTCCCATTTCGCACTCGCTTCAAAGTATTTATTTTTTTGCTCGTCGGTTGCAGTATCCCAATCGGGCATGATTGGTCTGTCTGACTTTAGTTCTGGGTTAATCCCAAATACATCCATTCCCATTACAGCACCTCCACAATGTCATCAACATAGATACTGCCAATCTCGTCAAACATTCCAATTTCTGAACCTTTGACATCAACAAGCAACACCTTCTTGAATCCTCTGCCTTGTTTGATGCTTTCCATAGCAACGGCATTTGTTGGAACCCCTAATTGCTTTGTAATTAGCTTCGTTCCTTTTTTTATGGTTTCTAGATTTTCAATCATTTTCTTCTCCATTAGTTAATAAAATAGTTCGTTGCGACTTCTTGGGTGAACCAATCCCTCAATGAACAATAAGTATATTTGGTCTAGTGTAGCTAGGCTCTATAGTATCAATGGAATCGACCTAACTACACAGGTATATTCTATACAATTTATCCCATACAAGCAAGCACAACGACTCACCAATTTTAAAGGTTAATAAACAAATTGGTGAGTCGTTGTGCTTGCTTGCTTGTTTGTTCTGACTGATTGCCCACGGCTTCCAGCAGCCTGGACGGATCGGTGTGGGCAAATAAAAAAAAGGGCGACTGATGTCGCCCTTTCTTGGTTCGGTTGGTTAACCTTCACGATGCTTGTAGTAACTGTTAGAAGTGTACTCGCTCCAAAGGTCTTCGACCACTGACATGACAAGAACTTCTCCGTACTGACTGACTGCTGACTGCATCACCCTGTCGAAAACCTCCTCGATTGTTTCACATTGCAGGTGGCATTCGACCTCCTGCTCTATTTCTATTAATACATCTTTTATGCTCATGATTTGCTCCTGTAATTGCGTGGAGTTAAAACTCTCCCTCTCATGTTTGTGTCTAATAATGCAAATATGCTTATTCCACATAATGCACCGCTCAAGAATAAAAGTGCGGACAATAAATGATAACCGTAGTCACTCGCATAAAAGACTGCTATGCCAATGGTTACAGGAATTGCCATACTGAAAAATATAATATCCTTCATGATAATAACCCCTGATGCGTGTCGACTAATTGACCATGCTCTGCTTCGTAGTCCTCAAGTAGTGGAGTCTCTTCTACTATCTGGCCGTTAGCAATTACAACAATGCCATTAATAACAAGGCTAGTGCAGTTAGGCTCTATTGCCTTCGCAACTGTCTGCTCATTATTATTAACTATGTTTATTTTTAGTTTCATATACTTCTCCTTTAGTTAATTAATATAAAAACTATATGTATATTACAGGATATATCTTATATTTACAACTCGTTTTGCGCGTGTGTGTTCGGCTCGGCTCGCTCCGCTCGCCTTCGCTCGTTGGGGGGGATAGGGTATAGAATGAATCTAATAGCATATTAATGAATACAGGCGAAGCCCATAATATCTATTAGAATGAATCTATACCCTATCCCCCCCAACGAGCGAAGCGAGTGGGTTGTATATAGAAGAAAAAAATAGACATGGAGAGAATATCCAGAAACTTTGACAAATGGGGCTACCCCCTTCATCATAGGAAACATTGAAAACGATTTGGCCACAAAAAATTTTAAAATTTCAAAATATTTGGCATGGAAAATCCTGATATAAATCTAGAAAAACTAGCAGAGCAATATCCTGAAGCTACCAGAGAACTGTTAGAACTGACTGAAGCACTAAATTCCAAGAAACTACAGCGTGAAGGACAAGAAAGTTTTTTAACCTATATCAATCACATGTGGCCAGACTTCGTAGAAGGCAGACATCACCAGATATTTGCAGAAAAACTAGAGCAAGTAGCACAAGGCAAGATAAAACGCTTGATAGTGAACATGCCACCGAGGCATACAAAGTCTGAATTTGCCTCAACATACTTCCCATCATGGATCTTGGGCCGTAATCCTAAGTTGAAAATCATGCAAATTACGCACACTGCAGAACTAGCCTTTCGTTTTGGTAGAAAAGTCAGGGACATAATAGATTCAGAGGCATATCAAGACGTATTTCCTGGTGTCAGTTTAAAAGCGGATAGTAAATCGGCAGGAAGGTGGGAAACAAATGGCGGAGGTGAAGCGTTTTATTCAGGTATTGGCGGTGCAGTAACGGGTCGTGGTGCAGATTTGCTAGTTTTAGATGATATTCACTCGGAACAAGACGCTCTTTCACCCACAGCATTGGACAATGCATGGGAATACTACAGTTCTGGGCCCCGACAAAGGCTACAGCCAGGCGGAGCTATCGTTATTGTCATGACAAGATGGAGTGTCAAAGACTTAACAGGGCGATTATTGAACAAACAGGCAGAAGATCACGCCGATCAGTGGGAAGTTGTCGAGTTCCCTGCAATATTTCCTGATAGTCAAGAACCTTTATGGCCTGAATATTGGCAATTATCAGAATTAGAGGGTGTAAAAGCCTCTTTGCCTGTAAGCAAGTGGGAAGCACAGTGGATGCAGAACCCTACGTCCGAAGAAGGAGCGATTTTGAAGCGAGAATGGTGGCAATTGTGGGAAGAAGAAGAGGTTCCAGAGATGCAGTACGTTATACAGTCGTACGATACAGCCTATACCAAGAAAGAAACGTCTGACTACTCTGCAATTACAACATGGTGCGTGTTTTACCCTGATTCTAACTCTATGCGACCAGCTTTGCTGTTACTTGATGTTAAAAAAGGTAGATGGGACTTCCCTACGCTCAAGAAAGAGGCTTATAAACAGTTTGAATATTGGGATCCAGACACAGTAATCGTAGAAGCCAAGGCCAGTGGTCTACCGCTCACGGACGAACTACGTCATGCGGGTATTCCTGTGGTCAATTACTCACCTGGCAAAGGACAAGACAAAATTGCAAGGGTAAATGCGGTCGCACCCATGTTGGAATCGGGCATGGTGTACGTTCCAGACACACGTTGGGCAGAAGAATTAGTAGAAGAATGTGCAGCGTTTCCATTTGGAGATCATGACGACTTAGTAGACTCGACAACGCAAGCGTTAATGCGTTATCGACAGGGCGGATTTATTGGTTTAGAATCGGACGATGATCTGCAGGACAATCAACCGAGACGGATCAAAGAATATTATTAGGAGAGAGCAATGGCTGACAAAGGCGAAATGATAAAGGACCAAGGACTTGTTCCTTATGCAAAACAAACCGATATGAAAGCACCCATGACCAAACCTGGAGACGGGAAAGGCAAAAGCCGTGGTGGTGGCGATGCAATAAGAGGCACAAAGTTCACAGGCGTTTACTAGGAGAACGACATGGCGATAGGACCATTAGTACAAGGCCTCATGAGAGGCATTGGTAGCTTAGGTGGAAGAAGTCCATCAGCAAGAATGGACAACGTTCTTAAAAGTATGAGGACGGGTCAACAAGCAGGGGACAAATTTAATAAACTAACACAAAACCAGTTAGACGATATGGTTGCGAGGTATGGTCGAGAAACACAAGCTTTAACAGATAGTGTAACCAGAGGCTCTACTTCTATAACATCTCAAGCAGGGTATGCTAAAAAAGCTCAAGAGTTAATAGAAAAAGGTGGTGAGGTTGAAAGACTTGTAAAATTGCTTGAATCACAAATAAAGCTAACAAAGACCATGGGTGAAGCTAGACAACTTATGGAAGCTTTAAACAGAATGCGAAAAGTAGACAGCCTGATAAAAGGAACCATAGCAAGTCTAGGAGCAGGTGGAGCAGGAATGTACTTCGGTGCATCCGAACAACGTAAGAATCCTGACTTTTATGATCCAGAAGATAATCCATTTAAAGGCATGTTTGGCAGCCCTGAAAAACAAATGGGTTCAGGTGTCGCCTATGATGCTGCAAGGGAAGCCCTTGAAGACATGGAAAACAAAGTAAATGGCAGAGAACAGTAAACCTACCAACATAGAAAGGTTGTCAGATCTTATTGATCTGGAAGTGCAAGACGGCACAGAAGTTCAGATTGAAGAACCTATGGGAACGGGTGAAGGTGATATTGCCGTTGAACTATCTGAGGAAGGCGCACAGATAGACTTTTTTCCTGACGAAGAAGTTATAGACACCACACCATTTGATGCGAACTTAGCGGAGTACGTTGATGAAGGCGAGCTAGGACGAATTGCTTATGAGTTAGTCACTGACTACGAAGAAGACAGAGCAAGTCGCCATGATTGGGAAGATGCATACGTAAAAGGATTAGATCTACTTGGATTTAAGTATGAAGATCGAGACAGACCTTTCCCAGGAGCATCAGGCGTAACCCACCCTATGCTCGCCGAATCCGTAACCCAGTTCCAAGCTCAGGCATTTAAGGAACTATTACCAAGTAAGGGCCCTGTCAAAACTAGAGTGATGGGCAACGAAACTCCAGAAACCGAAGACCAAGCACGAAGGGTAGAAGAGTTTATGAATTACCAGATCACTACGGTAATGGAAGAATATACCCCTGAAATGGATCAGCTGTTATTTTATTTGCCACTAGCAGGAACAGCATTTAAGAAAGTTTATTACGACCCAAGCAAACAAAGAGCGGTTAGTACGTTTGTACCCGTAGAAGATTTAGTAGTTCCCTATACAGCGAGTGATTTAGAAACTTGCGAAAGAGTGACACACGTAGTCAAAATGACATACAACGATGTTAGGACACAACAGCTTGCAGGATTTTACAGAGACATACCACTACAACCAGCCGAAACAAACATAGGCAGCGAAACCACAGACAAAGAAGATGAACTAGAAGGACTCAGTGCCACCACCAACGATATGATGTATGAACTGTTGGAATGTCACGTATCCATGGATATACCAGGATTTGAAGATCCAGACGGATACCACCTACCTTTTATCATCACAATAGACAGAGCATCTAATGCTGTTTTATCGATCAGACGAAACTATCGTCAAGATGATCCACTGAGAACAAAAATACAATACTTTGTACACTACAAGTTTCTTCCTGGCCTTGGGTTCTATGGGTTCGGTTTAATACACATGATTGGCGGATTGTCTCGAACTGCCACAGGAGCCCTACGACAATTGATCGATGCAGGTACGCTGGCAAATCTACCTGCTGGATTCAAGGCCAGGGGACTTAGAATCAGGGACGACGAAACTCCACTAGAACCAGGAGAGTTCAGAGATGTAGACGCACCTGGCGGAGCACTAAGAGATTCATTAATACCACTACCTTATAAAGAACCATCGGGGACACTACTACAGCTGTTAGGATTTTGTGTAGAGGCTGGACAAAGATTTGCATCGATTACGAATCTACAAGTAGGAGAAGGTAATCAAGAGCTACCTGTAGGAACTACTATGGCTTTGCTAGAACAAGGCACAAGAGTTATGTCCGCAGTACATAAAAGACTGCACTATGCACAAAGAACAGAATTTAAGATACTAACCAGATTATTTGCAGAGTATCTACCGCCTGTATATCCATACCAAGTCATAGGTGGTGACCAACAAATCAAACAAGCAGACTTTGATAATAGGGTTGATGTAATCCCTGTCAGTGATCCTAACTTCTTTTCTATGAGCCAGCGGATTACATTAGCTCAACAAGAACTACAATTAGTTCAAAGCAATCCTCAGATACATAACATCAAAGAAGCTTACAGAAGAATGTACCAAGCGTTAGGTACAGAAAATATTGAAGCGTTATTTGCACCAGATCCACCGCCCCCCGTTCCGATGGATCCTGCGAGTGAGAACAGCGCAGCACTAATGGGTGCACCTCTTATGGCATTCCCTGACCAGGCGCATCAGATACATATAGAGGTGCACTTATCTTTCTTAGAGTCGGGAGCTGGTATGACAAACCCAGCTGCAGTACCAATGATGGTGTCGCACATATTCCAACACGTATCTTTAGAAGCACAGAACCAAGCTAATGAGCAGATGCCAGATCAACCTGCACCTGTCCCAGCTATGCAACAAGGAGGAATGATGATGCCACCCCCACCTAATCCTGCAAAAGAAGCTTTGAAAGCACAACTAGAATTAGAGCTCATGCAATCCATCATGCCTAGAATTGAGAAGATACTATCTACTGACGATGGCGTAGTTGCACTGAAACAACAAGAGCTTGCAATACGTGCAAAAGAAAACGAAGATGATAAGATGATCGCAGAGGAGAGAATCAAACTGGATAAAGCGAAGCTTAAACAGAAAGATCAATCCGAAGAAGAGAAGTTAAAATCTCAAGAAGACATAGCAGCAATGAAAGTTGGTGCAGAAAGAGAAAGGACAAGAAAAGATGGAAATAGGTCTTCCTAATTTAAGGAACTTAGTTTTTGATAGAGAGTCAATGGACGACCTTGGTTCTTTGGGCATTGACCTTTCGACCCTTCCTACAATAAATCCTGTAAGCATAGAAAAAATGCCTACACCTGCACCTGCACCTGCACCTGCACCTGCAACTGCAACTGGAGGCACACCTGGTACTAATTGGTGGCAAACTGCAGGATACCCAGATGCAGCCACAGCTATTATGTCTGGTAACTTTCGTTATGATATGAACACAGGTTGGCAGCTAAAACCAGGCGCAGTAACTCCTGCTATGGAACTAGCTGAACCAGTAACTACCCCTGAAGACGCTGATAATCTTACGAAATTACCGCTTGGCGCAACAAATCAAATCGACCCAGTACAAGAAACTTTCGTAGCTCCTCCTGAAGTAATACAAAGTGCTATCGAAAATTTACCTGTAACAATAGAAGCAATGACTTCTCCTGATCTAGGCCCCTTAGGAACAAGCGGAATGGCTGTTTTTGAAGATGAACCAATCACTATGACTTCTGACTCAACGTCACCCATGTCACCCATGGTTGGGCCAGGAGTCCCCCTTATGGAGAGTGATATAGATAGAATAGTAGAAACAGCTCTAAAAGAAGCCATGGCTTCTGGAGATGTACCAGTACAAGCTGCTGCTGATCCTATTCTTACGATTGATCCAGTAATCGAAACTGTAGATCCTGTTACAAAAGCTGTATCGCAAGTTGAGCCCTATGATTTTGGAGAAGCTGGCAGTTTTGGAACTATTCCAACCATACCAACACCACCACCGCCTCCCCCTCCTGAGGACAACGAACCACAGGTCCGTGTTGATAAAGCTCAACTAGAGGCTAGACTTAAAGCAAATGATCCAGTAATTGAAACTGTAGATCCAGTAATTGAAACTGTAGATCCAGTAATTGAAACTGTAGATCCAGTACAAGCAGCCGTTGATGCTGCCGTGGGCAATGGTCAACCGACCACGGACGATACTATACTTCAAGACAATAGAACAGAACGGCCAACAGGAAAAAACAACCCTAACTTAGAAGCTTTTTATAATTCACCAATGTATAAAAATTTTAAAGATGAAGGCGGCATAGGGACAACGATGACCTATACAGCTAGTGATGGTACGTTTTTTGGTTCTAGTACTATGGGTCAAATGTACGAACAATTTTTAAAAGACCAAGCAGCATCTCAACCTAATACAGAAACTCCCGCACAACCCGATTTCATGACTCAGCTGCAAGAACTTATTGCACAAATGCAAGCTGAGCAAACAGCAGCAGCCGAAGCACAAGCAGCTGCAGAACAACAGAGACAAGAACAAGTCGCTGCTATGACACAGAATTACATGGTTGGGCAACCAGCCGTAGGCTATAACCCGTACGAAAGCGGACAGTATCAGAACAATCCATACGGTGCTGCTGGCGTACCTGCCATGGGCGGAATTACAACTATACCCGTCCCTGCAGCTTATAACCCTAATCCTTATCTAGTGGGAGGAATGACATAGATTTACTACAATTCGCGACAGCTGTACTGCGCGCCATAGATGAAAAAGAGCAGCAACTTCAAGAAATACTCTCCAACGGCGAAGTCCGAGATTGGGAGCATTACAAGAATCTGACTGGTCAAGTCGAGGCGTTGAACTACACACGAGAAGAAATTCGACAACTAATGAAAAACCAGGAGATATAAATGCCAAATCCAAGCAATCTAGCCATGGAAGAACAATGGAAAAAGAAAGAAGCGGAACAGTCTGCTTTAGAAAAAGCTTACCAATCAGGTAAGAAGAAAGGAGACGCGACTACGCTTGATCCTGATAAATTAGATTCAAAACTACTAGACCAACTACCTTCACCAACAGGGTGGAGGATTATGATATTACCGTACAAGGGCCAAGGACAAACCGAAGGTGGTATTGTTCTAACGAGTGAGACTCGTGAAAGACAGCAGATAGGAACGCTGCTTGGCTATGTACTAAAAGTCGGACCACAAGCGTACGACGGAGAAAGATTTTCTACTGGCCCTTGGTGTAAACCAGGAGACTGGGTATTGATCGGAAGATACTCAGGATCAAGGATACAAATCGAAGGCGGAGAAATAAAACTGTTGAATGATGATGAAATCATCGCAACAGTTCCAGACCCAGAAGCAATTCTGCATCAATTTTAATAACCATGGAGAACGACCATGCCTGAGCATAAACTAAATATGAATGCTGCCGAGGAAACAGTACAGTTAGATGATACTGGTCCTGAGGTAGATGTCGATATAGACGAAGGAGAAGCTTTACCTATAGATCCTCAACAACCTGTCAAGCCTGTACTAGGTGACGAGGGAGCTGCGGAAGTAGTGCCAGAGCCTGAGCCTGAACTTGAAGAAGCAAAAGCTGATGAACACGAAGAATACAGTAAAAGTGTAAAGAAACGTATTGATAAGCTTACTGCTAAATTAAGAGAAGCCGAACGAAGAGAGCAAGCAGCAACGCAATTTGCCGAAAACGTAAAGAAAGAAAACGAAACACTAACACAACAAAAAACGAATCTAGATAGTAACTACATTGTAGCTGAGGCCAACAGGATTTCAGCTGAGACCGAAGCAACAAAGAATCTTTTAAGAAAAGCTAACGAAGAAGCAGACATCGATGCACAGACGAACGCACAACAGAAACTAGCAGCTCTTGCTGTCGAAGCTCAACGCGTACAAGCTTTGAATCAAGAGCGCACTGCACGAGCAGCGCAAACAGAACAGGTAACACAGGACATACCAACGGAGCCACAACCACAGCCTCAAGAGTATTCTGAACCAGATCCTAAAGCCCAAGCATGGGCAGAAGAGAATCCTTGGTTCGGAAATGATAAAGCTATGACTATGACTTCTTTTGCTTTTCACGAAGATTTATTGTCGGAAGGGTTTGACCCCGCAAGCGATGAATATTATAGTGAGATAAATAACAGGATTCGAAAGGAGTTTCCTCATAAGTTTAACGACGAAGAAACTCAGACGAGCCAACCCGCTCAGACGGTAGCACCCGCAAAGCGAAGTGCAAAACCAGGGCGCAAAACTGTGAGACTCACACCTTCACAGGTTGCAATAGCAAACAAATTGGGTGTGCCTTTAGAAGAGTATGCGAAATATGTTGAATAACGTGGAGCAACGTAAATGACTGACAACAATAAAAAGACTGACGAAAATCGTCAACCACGCGAAGCCCAGACTCGCGAAAAACAAGTAGCGAGAAAACCTTGGGCTCCCCCGTCTGCTTTAGACGCACCTACACCCCCCGAAGGCTACGTTCATCGTTGGGTGAGACTAGAAATCAGAGGACAAGACGATCGTAAGAACGTCATGTCTAAAATGAGAGAGGGATGGGAACCTGTGAGAGCAGATGAATATCCTGACTTCGAGTCTCCAACAATTGATGATGGTAAGTTTGAAGGTGTTATAGGTGTTGGTGGTTTAATACTATGTAGGATTCCTATTGAAACTGTACAGGAAAGATCTGAATACTTTGCTAATAAAACGCAAAGCCAGATGGACGCTGTAGATAACGATATGATGAAAGATGGTCAACACCCTAGCATGTCTATAAACAGACCAGAAAGACAGTCGCGCGTAACAATTGGTGGAACTCAAGGTTCGTCAAACAACTAAGAGTTCTTTATATTAATTCTTGTAAATTAGAGAAAGAATATGGCAAATGTAGATAAAGCCTTTGGGTTAAAACCTTATAAAGGCCTCAATGTCGGTTCAGCCGTTCAAGAAGCTAATAAATACAACATCAATCCATCAGGATATGGCACAAGCATCTTTCAAGGTGATATGGTTATATTTAATGGAGGATACATCGAAAGATCAGCAGCTAGTTCTGCTAATAACGTAGGTGTTTTATCCCATGTTTTTTATACAGCTACTGACGGAACTCCTACCTTTAAGAATTTCTATACAGCATCTACAACGGCACTTGGTAGCGGAGACATAGAAGTATATGTCTATGACGATCCTAATCAATTGTTTGTTGTCCAAGCTGATGGAGCTTCAACTATCGCAGCTGTTGGCAGAAATGCTGACACTGATGGTATTGGTGGTAGTACAACAACTGGCGTAGCTACTCGCGAGCTCGACTCTAGTACACTAGCAACAACCCAAGCACTTCAGCTTAAAGTTGTGGGCGTAGTTCAAGATGATAAAAACGGAGACCTTTCAAGCAATAATGCGAACTTAGTTGTTCTCATTAATGAACATGCTTACAGAGGTCCTGTCGCTGGAACATAGGAGTAATTTAAATGGCAATTTCTAGAGGACAATTAGTCAAAGAGTTACTTCCAGGTCTAAATGCATTATTCGGTCTTGAGTATGATAGATATGAAAACGAACATGAAGAAATTTTTGACGTTGAAAATTCTGATCGTGCTTTTGAAGAAGAAGTAATGCTAACAGGCTTTGACCAAGCACCCGTTAAATCAGAAGGAGCTGGCGTAGCGTTTGATTCAGCCCAAGAGGCTTTCACGTCACGTTACACCCACGAAACCATAGCTTTAGCGTTTAGCATCACAGAAGAAGCGGTAGAGGATAATTTATATGACCGATTATCGGCCAGATACACTCGTGCGCTTGCAAGAAGTATGTCAAACACTAAGCAAGTCAAGGCTGCAGCTGTATTGAACAATGCGTTCAATTCAAGTTTCCCTGGCGGAGATGGAAAAGAACTTTGCGCAACAGATCACCCAACTGTGGGCGGTCCTAATTTGAGCAACGAACTTTCAACATCTGCTGACCTAAGTGAAACTTCACTCGAACAAGCATTGATTGATATTGCAGCATTCACTGACGAACGTGGTTTGAAAGTAGCTCTACAAGGAACGAAATTAATCATTCCTAAAGAACTACAATTCGTAGCTGATAGAATATTGGAAACTCCAGGCAGAGTTGCCACGTCTGATAATGACATTAACGCCATGAGAAACATGGGTATGATCCCTGAGGGATATACAGTTAATCACTATCTGACTGACACTGATGCTTTTTTCATTAAGACTGATGCACCGAACGGTTTCAAAATGTTTAATCGTTCACCAATCAGAACTTCAATGGAAGCGGATTTCGATACAGGTAATGTTAGGTACAAAGCTAGAGAAAGATACAGCTTCGGATTCTCGGATCCACGTTGCGTCTTCGGTAGCCCAGGAGCATAACACTCGATTAGTTTAATGGAACCCTGCTGGGGGTTTCTAACTCAACCCAGCAACCTTATCTTTTTTACACATTTTCATTTTTTTCTGCTAGGATAATCTCATACCGAGATAATTTGTTATACCAACTGACTCGGCAGACTTACTCCAAGATGGTGTAACACATTTAGTTAGGAGAAAAATATGGCTAAATCAACATTTTCAGGACCAGTCAGATCTTTGGCTGGATTTATAACAGCGGGAAGCACTTCTGTTGTTAGCTTAACAGCTGACACTTCGCTTACAGTAGCTGCACATGCAGGTAAAGTATTAACTACTAACGATGCAGACGGTAAATTTACTTTACCTTCAATCGTAGCTACCACTCCAAGTGACTCTACTGATCCAAACCAACTTAATAATCTAGGAGCTAGTTTCTTCTTTGTGGTAGAAACTGCAGCTACAGACATGGATATTAAGACAGATGGAACAGATAAGTTTGTAGGTGGACTTTACACTGGTAAAGATGATGCTACAGGCAAAACTTTTATATCTGGTGCGTCTAATGATGTTATCACTATGAATGGATCAACTAAAGGTGGGCTTGCTGGTAGTATCGTAAAAGTAACTGCAATAGCTTCTGCAAAGTATGCTGTTGAAGGGATCATTTTAGGTTCAGGAACTATAGTTACACCATTTGCTGACGCTTAATAGGAGACTAATATGAGTTCAGATGTAAAAGCATCCGTTCCTTTAACTAGCTCAGGAGTCCTACAAGGTTTTATTGGATCTTCTGGGGCTGGTAGTGCTACTAATTTAGGCTCAATAAGAATACAGTCCGTACAAGCTCAATCTAGTGCTGCTGACGCACAAATCATCATATATGATGGTTCTAGCGCAAGTGGCACTAGGATAATAGCTCAATTTAAGTTTGGTTCTGCAGCGAACGAATCTTTCGATCACTATATACCAGGCATGGGCTGTCGTTTTACAGAAGGGGCTTATGTAGCTTTGACCAACTGCGACTTTTTTGTTGCATATTACAATTAAGGATTAGATATGTTTAAGAAGACTAAAGGGTACGCTCAGGGCGGTAAGATGAAAACCAAAGGCATGAAAGCTGGAGGAATGACTACTAAAGGTTACAAAATGGGCGGTAAAGTTTCTGGCGGTAAAATGAAAACCAAAGGATACAAGATGGGTGGAAAAGTCGGCATGAAAACCAAAGGATACAAGATGGGTGGAAAAGTCGGCATGAAAACCAAAGGCATGAAAAAAGGCGGAAAAGTATAAGGCACAATAGATAGTGGCTTATTTACATAGCAATATACCGCATTTCAAGTGTTGGGTAAGGCGAGAGTACACCCACAATCACGAAAAATACCATGGCGAGTTTTTACACGCCATGGCTGTGGGTGTAACTACCATGCCTTGCAGATGTCTTAGCTTTCAAGTTATTTTTACAGGAGTTCTTTCAGAAGAACAAGAAGAGCAAGGAATGGAAAACGTGTACGGCGGTGCAATGTGGGCACGAATGCCTATCACTGCTTTAGTCGGAGACACACCGTTTGTTGAATGGCCAGAACCTATGGCTGTACACGATGCTCAGCCTTGGGACTGTTCTTCTCACAATCATGCAGTTTACGTTATAGACAGAGCAACACCGTGTCCTTGGTTAGCAAAGATAGGTGGACAAATGTATCCAGCTAAATACTTGTTTACAGTAGATTACGCAGAAAACGAAATAGCAGACGATCCTGCACAACATAAACAGAGTCATGTTATGGAACTGTTAGATGCTGGACCCTGGACGGGTAACATTGTCGCACTACCAAACAACCGTGTCAGAGTTACACATCCAGCTTGGTTTGAAACGGGACAAGGAGCACCTGATTTCAAACCGTCAGCTCACATACATTATTCTAAGTCTGATTTAGATTATACGTTGGATGTTAATAGAATATTTGATAATCTATACGCAGAGGAAGAAGAATAATGGCAACATCAGGAACAACTTCATTTGATCTAAGCGTAGATGAAATTATAGAAGAAGCATACGAAAGATGCGGTCTTGAGTTACGCACTGGCTATGACTTAGAAACAGCAAGACGTTCCTTAAATATTATGATTGCCGAGTGGTCTAATAGAGGACTTAATCAATGGTTAATAACAGAAAACACTTTTACTGTTACAAAAGGAACCGACGAATATAGTCTAGGGACAGATATAGTAGATATTACCTCCGCTGTTATTACGCGTGATGGCACAGATTTTCAAATGTCTAGATTGAGTAGGTCTGATTATCTCTATACTCCCAACAAGACAGATCAAGCTAAACCTACTCAATTCTTTTTAGAAAGACACATAACTCCAAAAGTCTATTTGTACCCTACACCAGAAAATTCTACAGATGTAATTAAGTATTACGCCTTAACAAGAATACAAGATGCAGGCGATTACACGAACACGATGGAGATAACGTTTAGATTTCTACCTTGTCTGACAGCAGGACTTGCGTACTACATAGCTATGAAAAGAGCTCCAGATAGAATACAACTATTAAAATCAGTCTATGATGAAGAATGGGATAGAGCAGCAAGTGAAGATATAGATTCTGTTAGCTCTAAGTTCTTACCTCCTAGACTTATAATATGATATGGCATTTGCATCAGGTAAACGAGCTTACGGAATCTGCGACACTTGCGGACAACGTTATAGACTTCAGCAATTACAAGAACAATGGGATGGATTTAAAACATGTCCAGAATGTTTTGATCCTAAACAGCCACAACTAGAAGCTCCTCCTGTAGGAGCAGATCCCCAAGCACTCTTGAACCCAAGACCAGATAGAACAGAACCTCCTGCTCAAAGTCTTCTTGTAAACAATCCATTTCTTACTACACAAGGCAGTGCAGTTATAACTGTGTTTGAAGATAATCATGGCAGGACTACAGGAGACAAAGTTAGATTTAGAAATGTAGATGCGTTTGATGGATTTACAACCAGCGTTATAGAAGATCCCGACGGGTACGCTATAACCGTTACAGCTAATACCACTACAGATATTCTTAACTACAACAATAATACATACACTTTTACGGCTAGTTCTGGAACAGGAACAGCAGGAGCTAGAGGGGGCGGAGTAGACTGCACAGTTGGACCTGCGCAAACGCTGTTACCTTTAAATCCATTTAGAACAGGTAGTTCAGGAGCAAATACAGTTATATCTGTTACAGAATTCAAACATGAAAGAACCACAGGAGACACAGTAAGATTTAGATCTACGGAAGCTGTCGATGGTGTTACTACTACTGTACTTGAAGCAGCAAGTGGATATACAATAACTGTAGTAGATGCAAACGAATATAAATTTACATCTACAGGAACAGCCACCACAGGTGATGTGACAGGTGGTGGGGATACAGTAACAGCAGGACCAGTATAATGGCAGGATTTACATACAGCTCACTAAAGACAACTATACAGAATTATGTAGATAGCTCTGAAACAACTTTTGTTAATACTTTAAACACTATTATTGAACAAGCCGAAGAACGTATTTTAAAAGGAGTCTGGTTAGATAATTTTAAAAAGAATGTTACAGGAACGGCTACAGCAGATACACCTTATCTAGGAATGCCAACAGACTTTTTAGCTCCTTTTAGTTTAGCCGTAATAGATAGTGATACGTATCATTATCTTAATCTAAAACAAGTTAGTTTCATGAGAGCCTACAAGCCAACTACGACTGGTTCTGTAACAGGAAGACCAAAATATTATGGCGAATTTGATAGTGACACTTTTATCCTTGCACCTACCCCTAGTAGTAATTTTACATTTGAACTGCATTACTTTTATAGGCCAGCTTCTTTGACTGCAGCTGGTGACAGCGGGCAAACATGGATTTCTGAAAATGCACCTATAGCTTTGCTGTACGCATGTTTAACCGAAGCAGCTATATTTTTAAAAATGGATCCTACAGAAATAGCTACCTACGACCAGAGATTTGAAAGTGCCTTGGCGAGATTAAAGAATACTGCAGAGGGGGCAGGAACACAGAGTCAGTACAGGTACGACCAAGTTCGTATTCCTATTACCTAATGTTGGAACAACCTCTTCTAGAGTTAGAAGGTAAAAACATCGCTCTTGTAGCGATGGGTCAAAGTCAAATAGATTATCATTTATCCAGGACACATAGTTTAGCCTTCGATGAAATATGGGCTATAAACGCGATGGTCAGTGTTCTGCCCGAAATCGACAGAGCTTTTATTTTAGATCCTATGTCTAGATTTTTAGATACTAAGGATGCAGGCAGCATGACTGAAATAATGCGGAAGTATCTTCCACAAATAGATTATCCAATATATACGTGCGAGTTGGACGAGCGTGTACCAGCTGCAGAAGAGTTTCCTTTGGGTCCTTTAGTAAAAGACTTAGGATGTGCGTATTTTAATAACACAGTAGCTTATGCCATAGCATTTGCTTTGTGGAATAAGGTAAGTCATTTAACAGTGTTTGGGGTAGATTTTACGTACAAAACTAATATGCATTTTGCAGAGTCAGGCAAAGCCTGCTGTGAGTTTTGGTTAGCTAAATGCATGGAAAACAATATAGGGGTTTCTGTTGCACCAAGATCTAATCTTCTTGAAACAAATATTCCTACAAAAGAAAAATTATACGGCTACCACAGGCTAAAGGACCCTGTTGTTACTTACATGGACAACGGTAAGATGGGCGTTTGTAAATGGTCTGATATAATAAAAGAAGAACAACAGTTTATAGGTATGATAGATAGAAATGATCTACCACCAGAACCAGAGGAATATTAATGTTTTCACTTGATTCAGAAACAGAAGTTGGTAATCTTAATGTTACTACAACGAATAACAGAGGGCACACTGTAGAAGAAGTTGCAGAAATGGCTACTAATAGATTAGTCTCCATTAGCGACACGGCCCCTGCACCCATTAGGGCACAAGCACATGCTTTTAAAGAAGTATGCAAACAGGTTATTACTTATTATATGCGCGAGGCTGTGAAAAACCACGTTTGTACAATATGTAATGAATTAGAAAAACAAGGTCAAAAAGACCTAGCTAATATTATTAGGAGACTATAATGGCTATAACACAAGCAATGTGCACTAGCTTTAAAAAAGAACTATTGGAAGCAAAACATAACTTTCTTGCTTCGGGTGGAAATACTTTTAAGCTGGCGTTATACACAAGCTCTGCAACTATGAGTGCAGCCACTACGGCGTTTACAACTACAAACCAAGCTAGTGGAACTAATTACACATCAGGTGGAGCAGCGTTAACTAATGTTAATCCAACATCATCTGGAACTACGGCGTTTACAGATTTTAATGATCTTACATTTGGAACAGCAACGATTACTGCAAGAGGTTGTATGATTTACAATGATACAGCATCAGGTGATCCTGCCGTAGCCGTGTTTGATTTTGGTGGAGATAAGACATCAACTGCGGGAAGTTTTACAATACAATTCCCAGCAGCAGACGCAAGTAACGCAGTAATAAGAATAGCTTAATAACAAGTGTCTGTCGGATGGGGTCGAGCTGGCTGGGGCGAAGGGCCCTGGGGTCAGCCTGCTGTAGTTAATGTAACTGTAAACCTTACAGGTGTTGCAGGGACTTCTGCGTTAGGTACAGAAACGGTATCTTGCGATGCAAATATATCTGAAACAGGCGTATCTTGTACAGGTTCGGTTGGATCTCTTACAGCTACAGGACAAGCTAATGTAACAGAAACAGGTCTAGCAGGTACTTCTGCGTTAGGATCTGTAAGTGTTTCTGCAAGCGCAGTTGTAACAGAAACAGGTGTAGCTGCCACAGGATCGGTAGGAAGTTTTACAGTTACAGGACAAGCTAATGTAACCGAAACAGGTTTAGCAGGAACAGGCTTACTTGGGTCAGTAACTACAAAAGCAGATGCAAATGTTGCAGAAACAGGTGTAACTGCTACAGGGGCTGTAGGAAATGTAATCACTGCAGGAGCTGCTTTAACAGGTGTTTCAGGCACAGCTTCTACAATATCATTAGGCGATGAAACTGTAACGTGTGACGCAAACGTAGCTTGCACAGGAGTTTCAGCTACAAGTGCTTTAGGAAGTATATCTTTAGTTACAGAAAATAATATTTCCGTAACAGGTTTCGAAGCACTTATGGCTATAGGTGCTTTAACAACAAATGCGCAAGCAAATGTACTTCCAACAGGGGTTGAAGCAACAGGAGCTGTTAGTCAAGTATTAGTTTGGGGCCCTATTGTTCCTGGTCAAGATCCAAGTTGGACAGGCGTTACTGATACACAAAATCCAACCTGGAGCTCGGTATCCGATACACAAACTCCAGGGTGGGAAGAAGTTGCTTAACTATGCAATAAAAAGGTAATATAATCAAAGCGGAGATATAAACTATGGCAAGCTCATACGTAAACGATTTAAGACTCAATGAAATGGCGACAGGTGATGCGTCAGGAACTTGGGGCGATACGACAAATACGAACTTAAGCCTGATTGCAGAAGCGTTTAGTTTTGGCACAGAAGCTATAACAACCAATGCCGACACGCATACAACTACTATAGCTGACGGTGCTACCGATCCTGGTAGATCCATGTTTCTTAAATACACAGGTGCATTAGATTCTGCTTGTACTGTAACTATCGGACCAAACACAGTATCTAAATTATGGTTTATAGAAAATGCTACAACAGGTTCGCAAAACTTAGTTATAAGCCAAGGCACAGGTGCAAGTATAACGATACCTGCTGGCGACACTAAAATTATTTATTCAGATGGTGCAGGTTCTGGCGGTGCTATGGTAGATGCACTAGCCAGTATTTCTGCGGTAGATTTAAAAGTACAAGACGATTTAACAGTTACAGATGATGTAACTATTGGTGGTGATATAGACGTAGACGGCACATCTAACCTAGATGTAGTAGATATTGATGGAGCGGTTGATATGGCTTCTACTTTAACTCTAGCTGGTAATGCAGACTTTAATGGAGATTTAGATGTAGATGGAACTACAGAAACAGATGCACTAACTATTAATGGTTCGGCATTTAACTACAAAACTTTTGGTACAGCTTCTTTTATGATTGGAGACACAACCACAGGTACTATTGATGCTGCTGATAATAATACAGGAGTTGGAGTTGATGTTTTTGCAGCTTTAACTTCGGGAGACGATAATACTGCTGTAGGTAAAAATGCTCTAAACGCCAATACCACAGCTTCTAACAACACGGCAGTAGGTTCTGCTGCTCTTGGTGCTAATACCACAGGAACAGAAAATATTGCTATGGGGTATCAAGCTGGTGATGCTGTGACTACAGGTGATGCTAATACTTTTTTAGGCACTTATTCAGGTAGTG